AAATCGAAAGCAGAAAAACAAAAACAGGAAGAAGAAAGACTGTCTAAATTATTAAGCAACTATTAGTCTACGTAATGTTTGGAAAACTTAACCCTAACGTGATGCATATAAACGATGTAGCGTTTTAGCGAGCAAAAAGTATCGGTTTATGACTTAACAAACCAAACACAAAAATAACATTATTAATACACCGAATTAGCTATATTGTTTATATGCTGTTAGCCGTTCGGTTTTTAAACTAAATTTTATGGACAATTTTTTTATGATTTACGTTGAAGGTAAAAATATGCCTTACAAAAGATTTGAAACGCTTGAAGAAGCCGAAACAGAAGCCGAAAGACTTTGCGAAAAAGAAAAAAGCAAAACCTTTATTTTAAAAGCAATTGAAAAGTTTGAATTAAAAAACATTGAAAAAACAATATTATGATTTCAGGAAAAGCTAAAGAACTGTTTTTAAAGTGGTTTAGAGAAGAAAAACAACTTACAGGTTTTGAAGATAAACCAATATTGACTAAAATTTTTGCATTATCTGAATGGCTAAAATTAAATGGTTATTCAATTTCTACAAAATCTAATTATTACAATTCAGATTATTCTGCTACAATTTCATTTAACGAAGGCGATATTGAAACACGAGGACACGAAAGTTTAGAAAAAGCGTTATTAAAAGCTGTTGAGATTGGAATATTTGAATTTAACGACAGATTTTCTGAAACTGACGGCTAACGTATGGTGCTTTGCTTCAGTTGTGCCTATGCGGTGCGTATGTTCGGCACAATTGAGCAAAACACTTGTTAACAGCTGTTTTTAAATGTTAAAATTATGTTAAAATTATTACTTTGTTTTGTATTACAAATATTAGTCGTATATTTGTAAAAGAAATAACAACTAAAACAAATAGAAATTATGACAACTATCACAGAAACTAAAGGATTTAAAATTGAGTTTAACGGTTCTAAAACTTATTTTGTAACAGATGAACACGGTCAAGTTTGGGCAAGAACAGAAACTTTAAGAACAGCAACAAATAAATTAAATAAAATATTAAATCAAAGCGGTTTAAACTAACCGCTTTTAAACTATTAATGAAATGAAAAATTTTATTGTATTTTATGAACACACTGAATATGGTTATTATTCAACAATTATTGATGCAGATGATATTGTAGAAGCTCTTAATTTTTTCGCAGAAGAATATGCTTATAATGAAATTTATGGTATAATGGAAAGTAAATAAATTATGAAAAAGGCAAAAGCAAAGGATTTGATTTTTATAAGTCAGATAAATAGAGATGGAAGTGGTACTACAAAAGTACCTGAAGAAATGTTAGATAACATGTTAAATAACAAATTTGCAAAAGATGATTTCTTTAAATTAAATTCATTATCAATGAGTAATGAAACTTTTATAGCAAGTGGTTTTAATTCTTTTGTAGTAAAATTGAAAAAAAATGAAAATAGGAGATAAAGTAAAACACATAAACACAGGCGACCACATACATGAAATAGTTAGATTTCACGGACATATAGCTACAATTAAAAGACCGCCAGAATTATGTAAAAAGTTGAATCCGAATAGTAAAAGTAGTCCTATTATAGATTTATATATTTGCGATGTTAAAAATTTAATACTATGCAAAGACAAAACATTATAGTACTTTTAGAACCTAACAAAACACCAATAGTAAGAGGTAACTTTAAAAAGCTATGTTTAGAGTTTGAATTACCTTACCACTCTTTAACTCGTTTAAAATTCCCAATTCACTACAAAGATTGGGTTATCCACAAAGTTGAGTTTAAATAGCGGTTAACGTTCTCAGGCTTTGTGTCTGTTGCGACCAAAAATAAAACAAATTTTAATTTAAACACTAAACATTACATATTATGACTGAGCAAAATTTAAACACCGAACCAAGCAATAGCACAAAGCATGTGTTACCTGCTGTTTTTTCTTTAGATGTTATTATTCCTTATATGGAAAACACAACAGAAGAAAGTTGGTGTACAGATGTTGTTAAAACCAAAGACGGTAAAAATTGTTTATTTGGACACTTATTTGATTTAGGTGGCGGAGAATTATTTGATTGGTTTGAAAACATAGCAACAACTTATATGGTTTATCCTGTAAACGATGGTAAAAACGAAAATTATCAACAACCAACACCTAAACAAAGATGTGTTGCCTACTTGAAGGATTTACAAAGTGGTAAAGCAAAAACAACTTATCAGTTAATGGATGAAGAATTTGAACGTTACTCGTCCGCAAAATAGCAGGTAACTATTCGCTAACCGCTACAAAAGTATTACTTTAATTCGTTAACCCTTATGAAACACTACACTAAAACAAAAGTTATTAAGTTAACCGACCAACAATATAATACACTAAAAAAGTTAGAAAGTTATAATGTTAGAGTGTGTGATTTTATAAGGGAAGCGATAAACGAAAAAATACAAAGGGAGCATTTAGAAATAAAAGAACGTGTTAAAAAATCAAATTGTCCGTTTTAATTTGTATATTTGTTTATGAAACATTTAGAATATCAATTACAAAAGGAAGTATGTAGGTATTTAAGTCTACGTTATCCAGATGTATTATTTTTATCCGACACAATAGGTAATGTAAAACTAACAATGTTACAAGCATCAAGAAATAAGGCAATTCAAAAATATGGATTTGCTTGCCCTGATTTACTAATACTTCAACCAAATAAAGAGTACAAAGGTTTGTTTATTGAGCTTAAAATTAAAAGCCCATTTAAAAAAGACGGTACTCTTTTAAAGAATGAACATTTAGAAGAACAACAGAAAGCAATTGATAAACTCAATTTACTTGGATATAAGGCATTATTTGCTTGGGATATAGTAAGCATATGTAAATTAATAGATAGTTACTTAAAATACGTTTAAAATTTAGTCAATTTAACTTGCATAAATCAGTTTAATTTTGTAATATTGTCATAATAAAAGCTACATTCGTTTTCTAACACGGTTGCAAACGTTACAAGTAAGAATTAGAATTAATAGATTAGTGTTATAAACGCTGACTAACAATGTAGCTTATTTAAATTAATAATGAAACAAAAAGGTAAACATATAAGTACTATACAAGCTCGTAAAATAGCTTTGAAAGATATTACTAAAGATAGTGAGGTTAACTATGTTTACAAGGAAAAGGATATTTTAAAATATATTAAAGATAATAAAGATGGCAGCGCCTAAAGAAAATACAAATGCAGAGAAATGGACACTTAAAGAAGCTGAAAAGTTTTGTAATGATGTTTTAGAAGTATTACAAAAAGATAAAAAGATTAGAACATTGGGCGGAGCGTGTTTAAAAGCTGGTGGTTACGAAACATTAATACATTATTTAGAGGAAAAATACAATATTGTTTTCGAGTCTATAAAAAAGAGCCGTGAAATAGTTAAGGAAAGATTAATAGAACAAGGGCTTGACGGAGATGCAAATCCTACTATGGCTATTTTTATTTTAAAGAATAATCATAATATGACTGATAAGCAACAAACAGATATAACTACTAACGGCAAAGATGTAAGCACAACGCCAATTATTAAGTTTGTAGAACCAGAAGATGGAGATTAAATTTAGTAAAAAATATCAAAATTTATTTAAGCTATTACAAAATGATTTTGAACAAGTAGATACTGTAATAATAACAGGTGGTCGAAGTTCTGCAAAGTCTTTTGGAGTAGCTGTTTTTTCTTTATTGGGTTTGGTTGAGTATGGTTGGAATATATTATACACACGTTTTACAAATGTATCCATTGTAGATTCTGTTAAGCCAGAGGTTGACGATAAAATAGAGCTTCTAAACTATCAAAATAAAGCAATATCTACAAATACGCATATTGAACACAAAGGCAATAGAATAGCTTTTAAAGGTATTAAAACAAGTAGTAAGCAACAAACTGCTAATCTAAAGTCTTTGAGTGGTTTTAATATCTTTGTAGTTGATGAAGCTGAAGAGTTACCAGACTATGAAACATTTGAAAAGGTATTTTTATCTATTAGAAGCAAAGATAAAAGAAACTTAACTTTATTACTTTTGAACCCTACAAGTGTGCATCATTGGATTTATAGGCACTTCTTTTTAAAGCGTAACGTTGAAGCTGGTTTTAATGGTGTTAAAGATAACGTTATGTATATTCATACTTCATATTTAGATGTTCCGAAAGAATATATTGCAAAGAATATATTAACATACTACGAAACTTTAAAGATTGAAGATTATAAAAAGTATGAACAAATAGTTTTAGGAGGTTGGACTGAAGCGGTTGAAGGTAGAGTATTTAATAATTGGAAACAAACAACTTTTAAAGATTATATTAACCTACCATTAAAAGAAGTTTACGCTATTGACTGGGGTAAAAATCATAAAATGGGTATCGTTAAAGGAAAATTAGATACTTATACTAATAATTTTTACGTACACGAATTAAATTATAAATCAGAAAATGAATTAATAGCCGAACTAAACAACAACGAAAGACAAATAGTTAATACAAGCGAGGGCGGAATTATAGTTTATACAGTTACTAAATTAGGTATTCCTAAAGATTCTATTATTGTTTGTGATAGTTCTGTTCCAGATAACATATTTGCTTTAAGGCGTGCTGGTTGGGAGTATGCTTACGGAATAGATAAGCCTAAAGGTTCTGTTATGGCTGGAATTACTTTACTCCACAATACAAATGTTTATTATACTGAAGAAAGCAAAGGAATAGATTATGAGTTTAGGAATTACGCATACGCAGTTGACAGACTTGGGATAGTAGATGATGAAGTAATTAAGTTAAACGATGATTTAATAGACCCTATCAGATATTTAAGAAGACATTTTGAAAATAATAAATAAAAAGTTAATAAAAAACTTGTTTATTAAAAAAAAAGATTATCTTTGTTAGAATTAAAACAGGTTTAGTGTCGTGATGACAGAGAACAAAAAACAAATAGTTAGCGTATAACCTTATCATTAAGTTGGTAAGGCTATACGTTTTTTTATTATATAAATATGGCATTTAACTTTAATATCAGTTTTGGAAATAATAAACTACCTAACTATGTAGAACGCAATAGT